AAGTTATACAAGAAATACGAGGGACTTATATTTGGGGAGTTTGATCGCGATGATGAAGACGATGAACAAGCAGCTGATGATGCATATAGATTAATTATGCAGTTAAGTTATGACTGCGCCCCAACAAGGTTATACGATCAGAACCTGCTTAAACAAGCTAAAGCAACGATGTCTGAAATGCAGTTCAAACGAGAGTTTGGCGCACAGTTTGTGGATGAGAGTGATGGTTACTTCAGATTATCTAAAATGGCAGCTTGTACTATTGCAGATGGAGAGTTTCCTGCTGTTGAGGTAGTGGGTAATCCAAGTGATGACTATATTCTTGCTTTTGACCCTAACTGGGCTGGTAACACAAGTGCTGACCACTTTGCAATGCACGTATTTAAGGTTCTAAGAGAAGAACAGAAGATTTGCCTTGTTCATAGCTACGCAGTAGCAGGAGTGTCTCTAAAAGAGCATATGACCTATTTCTTATACCTTATACAACACTTCAATATTGTCGGTATATGCGGTGACTACAACGGAGGTGTTCAATTTATAAACTCTTGTAATGAGAGTGAACTGTTTAAAAAAGCTAGCGTCAATATTGGTGTTATAGAAGTAGAATTAGAAAAACCTGATCAATGGCATAGTGACGTTCTACAATTTAAAAATCAATATAACCAAAAAGAAAGAAAATATTGTATCTTAAGAAAACCAACATCTAACTGGATTAGAAATGGTAATGAGATGTTACAAGCAGCTATTGATCATAAAAGAATACTATTTGGTTCTAGAGCGGTAGACGAACACTTTGATCAACAACGCAAAAAGAATATACCTATTGATGATATTAAATGGGATCATAGAATTACAGCTACCTCTAAAGGAGCAAAAATGATTGATTTAATTGACCATCAGAAAAGTATCATTGAACTTACAAAGTCAGAATGCGCCAACATTGAGGTTACTACAAACCCCCAAGGTTCACAGTCATTTAACTTGCCCCAAAACCTTCGGAGGCAGAAAGGACCGAATAGAGCAAGAAAAGACTCTTATTCTGCTTTGATTCTAGGCAACTGGTTTGCTAAGGTATATTTTGATTCTCTTAACGTAAAAGCACAAAAAAGACCTACTTCGACATTTATTCCATTCACAATTTGAAAAGTTCTAAAGTAACTTTTATAACTTTAGTGTAACAATTGTTGACATGGCAGAAAAACGCAAGTATACCAAAAGGTCCGAGTATTGGGAAAAGTTCAAGAGTAATGGACCCAACCATAATTTATCAGATTTGCTTAATCAGTCTCAGGCTGAAGAATACATGCCTGAATTAGTCGGAGAATCATTATATGAATCTGCTGCTTCTAGACTTTCGACTCCAGTAAAAAGAGATGGCTCAAGGACCAATAGCATTACTCAAAGTTATACTAAAAACAGATTTAAAAATATTGATGATGGTCTTCTGCCATTTGATTACTCTCGCGACTCTGTAGATGCCCGTGATGCTATCCAGCTATGTCAAAAAGCCTACTTTAACGTTCCAGCATTTCGCAGCACTATCGATATGTTGTCTGATTTTGCTGATTCTGATCTTTATTTAGAGGGTGGCTCTGAAAAATCTCGCAACTTTGTTAAAGCTTGGTTTAAAAGAATTAAAATTCATGATATCAAGTCACAATATTTCCGTGAGTATTATAGATCGGGTAATGTTTTCATGTATCGCGTTGATGGACGTATCAAAACAAGTGACACAGGTAAGGTTTTAGAGGCTTATGGTGCTACTAAGAGCGTGCCTATCCCAATCAAGTATATGATCATGAACCCAACTGACATTGCTACCAAGGGTTCTATTTCATTTAATGATTTCCAATACTTTAAAGTTCTTACTCCATATGAGATTTCTAGGCTCAAAGATCCAAAGACTGAGCATGAGGTTGAGATGTATAATTCTTTGCCAAAAGATCTGCAAGTAAGAATCCAAAATAATACTGCTACTACATCTGAGCGTTTGTATATCAAATTAGCCTCTGAACTACTACATGTTGTATTCGCTAAGAAGCAAGACTATGAACCACTTTCTGTTCCTTATGCTTTCTCTGTCCTTGATGACATCAATAAGAAACTAGAGCTTAAGAAAATTGACCAAGCCATTTCTCGTTCTATTGAGAATGTTGTTTTGTTAGTTACTATGGGTGCAGAGCCTGACAAGGGCGGTGTTAACCACAAGGCATTGGCTGCGATGCAGGGTATCTTCAAAAACCAGAGTGTTGGTCGTGTTCTTGTATCTGATTATACAACAAAAGCTGACTTTGTTATCCCTGACCTCCGTAAAGTAGTTGGCCCCGAAAAATATGAAATTTTAAACCGCGATATTCAAGAGGGTCTTCAGAATGTTCTTCTTGGAGATAACAAGTATGCAGATGGACAACTCAAGATGAAGATCTTTGTCCAGCGTCTTGAAGAGTCTCGCAGCCAGTTTATTAAAGACTTTTTGCAGCCAGAGATTAGGCGCATTTGTAAAGCTGCTGGTATGCGTTCTTGGCCAGAGGTTAGATTTGTTAAAACAGATACTCTTGATAACTCAGATATGACCAAGCTTGCTACTCGCATGATGGAGCTTGGAGTTCTTACTCCAGAACAAGGAATGCAGGTTGTTCATAATGGAGTATTCCCTAAAGCTGAAGACTTGATGTCAGCTCAAGAAACTTTCAAAGAGCAAAGAGAAGAAGGTTACTATATGCCACTTGTAAATAGCATTAACCTTTATCAGAATGAAGAAGATGAAGCTGAGACTCCTCAACAAGAGTCGCAAGAAGAGCTAGAAGCAGCTCCTATCGCTCCATCTGGTGGTCGTCCTATGGGAGTATCTAATTCTAATTTCTCTAAGAAGGAAAACAATGGAGCAACTAAAATGGTGAGTGAATTCGAGCTTCGCGCTTATAGAGACTTTGCTCTTAAATTTGGTTTAGAAGAGCTTGATGATAATAGAAAAGAGTTAGTATCTCGCGCTTGTGAATCAATTATTGTTTCTAAGCCTAATGAAGAATGGGATCAAACATTGTCTAATGTTATTGATGATTTAGATCATCTTTCACAGCTTGATATTGATACAAATGTTCTTGATTTAGGTAGTAAGCATCACCTTGATGATCTGTCTGCTGCAATTTTATATCACTCAACTAAAATTTAAGTGTATAGAATAACATGGATTTAAAAGATTTTGAGGTAAGTAGCTTTGATTGTAACATCAAGGCTCTCAAAGAGGCTGATTACGACAAGTTTGGAGTATCAGAAGGATCTATCGCAGAGGCTGCTAAATCTTTACTACCAGAAGACTTTGACCCATCGCAAAATGTCGATGTGTTACCTGTTGTGTTTAACTTAGCTCTTGTAAACGAGTTTAACAAGAATGGCGATGGTATTGATTCTGAAACAGCAGTAGCAGCTGTAAAAAGATTTATTAATAAGCCCATTAACATTGAGCATAAGAAGCATAAGATTGTTGGACACATGATTAACGCTTCTTTCTCTGTTGATGAGTATGACTTCAAAGACAATGACATTGAAGCATATGCTAATAAAAAAGAACCTTTTTATATTAACGCTGCTGGATTAATTTATAGAAATATTTTCCCTGAATTAGCAGAAGCTATTGAAGTTGCTGCACAAGAGGAGAATGAAGAGTATCAAAGTATTGCTACTAGCTGGGAGCTTGCATTCAAGAACTACAAAGTGGTCTATGGATCTAATAGACTTGATGAGTGTGAAGTAGCTGAAGGTTCAGAAGCTGATAGCATGAAGAAGTATGTGAAAGGTTTTGGTGGTAAGGGTGTTGATGAAAATGGCACTCCGGTTCACCGATTGATTCATGGAGAAACATACCCTTTGGGTGCAGCACTAACATATAAACCCGCTGCAAGAGTTAAAGGTGTTTATACTTCAGAACCTAATAAAAAAGAAAATAAAGTTGATAATTCATTAGCAAAACAAGATAATATTAATAATAAAAATTCCCTAAACACAGAAAAAACTGTAACAAACACTAAATTCGATATTTTTGATATGGATAAAGAACAATTCGAACAATTAATGACACAAGTTGCCGAAAGCGTAGCTTCCGTTGTCAAGAAGGACGATCAAGCCGCTTCTATCGGTGAGATTATGCGGGATGCTCTAACTGATCATTCCGAGAACTGGAAATCAAAAGTTCAACTTGAAGCTGAAGCTCGCGAAAAAGCAGAAGCAGATCTTGCTGAATTGAAGGCTTCTTTTGAGGCTGTTCAGTCAGAACTTTCTTCTCTCAAATCTGAGGTTGAAGCTCAAGCAGCTGTGGAGTTATTTAATTCTCGCATGAACTTTATCGATTCCACATACGAACTGACTGAAGCAGAGCTTAAGTTGGTTGTAGATGAGCTTAAAGTTGTTGAAGCTTCTGAGGAAGCATTTGACGTATTTAAGGAAAAACTTTCTATTCTTTTTGCAAGCAAGACCAAAGAGGCTATTGCCGCTAAGGAAGATGAGATCAAAGCTCGTATCGAGGAAGCTATTGCTTCTAAGATCCAAGAGGAAGAAGTCTCTCAAGAGCAAGAAGAAGTTATTGCTTCTGAAGATGAGTTGGAAGTAGAGGCATCAGAAGAGTCTGAGGCTGCTATTCCTAACAACAATGCAGAAGCTTCTGAGCAAATTTCTTTAGTTGAAAAACTAAAAGCAAACTTCGATATCGAAGTATCACACTAAACTCTAACTTATAATTATTATGGCTAGCGAAATTACTAACCTGTTGCCTTTCCGTCAATATGATGACAACGATGTTGTCAACATGTTCGCGTATGATGGCACTACTGTCGGAGCAGGACTTGTTGTTAAAGTCTCTGCTGCCAACCTTAACGACGATCTTATTGATCTTGTCGAAGATGGTGCATTCCTTAACACTCAAGGAAATGCTTACTCTCCACTTGCTGTAAACCCACTTCGAGTCGCTGCTGCTGGCTCTGGTGATGCAGCTCTTGGAATTCTTTTGCGTGACGTTCGCGACACTGACGAAAACGGAGAGAAGCTTCGCTTCTACCCTGAGAAGAAAGAAGAGCTTCAGTGCGTTCTTTCTGGAGAGTCTGTCCCTGTAGCAACCAAGGGTATCTTCACTTTCTTGGAAGGTGCATTTACTGGTTCTGCTATTCCTGCTGTCGGAACTGAAGTTTACGGACACGCTGCTGGAAAACTTGGTGTTGCTGGTGGAGCTGCTGTTAAAGTAGGACAAGTCCTTGCAACTGGAACTCGCGCTGCTGGTGATACCCATGCAGGAGGATACGCAATTGTTAACATCAACATCTAATTTTACTCACAGATTATGAAAATTACTATCAAAAGAACTGAAGATCAGTTAGCCCTTGTTCGCGCAATGGGTTCTAATAATCGTGAGGAGGCTTATGAGGCACAGGCAGCTGTTGCAGAACTTCTTGGACCTGTGGTCAGTGAGGTTATCAACAACGCTGTTACTGTAGGAAATCTTTTCACCACCCTGACTTATCAGGCTGATGACAATCCTTCGCTTCCACTTGATCTCTTCCACGATATCACTGACGAAGATTACATTCAAGTCTATTCACAGCAAGTTGCTGGTGGACTTCCATACAATCAAGTCTTCCCAGCTCACAACGAGCTTAAGTTCAGCACTTACACTCTCGACAGCGCACTTGCTTTCGACCGTAAGTATGCTAAAAAGGCTCGCGTTGACGTTGTTTCCAAGACCTTCACTCGTATGGCTCAGGAAATCATGCTTAAGCAGGAGCGCACCGCATTCAACGTGCTTGCAGCTGCTCTTGTAAAGGGAGACAGTGATGGATCTGCTGGATCACACATCATTGGTTCTACTGCTGAAAACTCGCTTGTTTTGGATGACTTTAACCGTCTTATCACGAAATCTAAGCGCATCAACAGCTCGTTTGTTGGTGGAACTCCTGTTGGTGGTTCTAAGGTCGGCGTGACTGATCTTCTTGTTTCTCCAGAAATGGTCGAGAAGATTCGCGCAATGGCTTACAACCCAATCAGCGTTAAAGGTGGAATTTCTTCTGGTTCTGAGGGAACTGCTGCTGATGGACTTGCTGCTCCAGAAGTTCTTCGTTCTCAGCTTTACAGCGGAGCTGGTCTTCCTAGCTTCTACGGAATCAACATCATCGAGATCCTTGAATTGGGTAACGGACAGCGTTTCAACGAAATCTTCGACGCTATCGTTACTGCTGAAGGAGCTACCGTTGTTGGTGGTGGTAACACTGGAACGTTTGCTAAAGCAGCTGACGAAATCCTCATCGGTGTTGACCGTTCGCGTGACGTTCTTCTCCGTCCTGTCGTTCTTGACGAAGGATCTACTGGTGAGCTTTCTGTCCTTGTTGACGATCAGTTCTCAGTCCGTCAGAACAAGATTGGTTACTACGGTAAGATCGAAGAGGGTCGCGTTTGTATCGATGATCGCGCTCTTGTCGGTGTTGTTGTGTAATTCAATTACATCTAAATTTAAGAGAGTCGCCTCGAAAGGGGCGGCTCTTTTTTTTTGATTTTTTTAGTGTAATACCTTATGATATAGTATGAGTGATTTAGAAAATCAGAAGAAATCTTTAGAGGAGTTCCATGTTACTGATGGGAAAGAAAGAAATGCTAAAGAGGAAAGGATTAAAGAGGCTAGAGGTTTAGAGGATCTTTTGGGTATTAAAGATATGAATCCTTATGGCACAAACAATAAAGAAGTTTTTGCCTCAAATCTTGGAGAAATGTCTATCGCAGAAATGACTAGCCTTGCTGCAAGGGTTGGGCTTCCAGCTTCAGCGACAGAAAACAAAACCATGCTTAAAAACAAATTACTTCAATCTTTTGATATTTTTGTTCAGCAGCATAATGTTACTGTGGCAGGACAAGCCAAGCCAGTTCTTGACCCAAATAGTGAAAACTATAATGAAGTAAAGAAGCTGTTTGAACTATAAGTTCCCTAAAGCCTTGTTTTACTGTAAGATTATTTAATGAATGATCTTGGCTCACTGGCGACTAAAATTGTAAATTACGAGTTCTCAGAAGACCGTCAGAGATTTCCTGTGTCATATGTTTCTGGTTGGCTAGAAGCAAACATTGGAGAGCTTAACGGTCTTTTGAATGAGGAGTTTTATGTGAATGATACTGGGGCTATTGAAATAGCTACTGGATCAGGATTAATGCCAGTTGAAGAAAATATCTTTAGCACACTTTATGAGATTCATTATTATGAAAAAGCTGCTAGAGATTCTCTGCGTGGATTCACTTATGGTGGAGACACAGACTGGATTACTCTAAAAGAGGGTGATACTACTATTCAGAGACAAAATAAAAACTCTGTTGCTAAAACATATAGAGATTTAAAAGTCGATGCCACAGATCGTTTAAATGATTTAGTTGGAAAATATAATCAATATAAAGCTAATCCTCTACAGGTATTTGGTAGAGACGGGATTGAAGCAATAGATAGTATTGATGCTTACCAATCAACAAACCCATATAGAGCATTCTAATGGCCTCTTTACTTACATCTGCTCAAAAATCAGCAATTCAATCAGCCCTATCAGAAGTTCACGATACTTTTGCTAGGGATATTTATGTTTATATTGAAAAGCAGGTAGCTACTAGGCCATCTACTTTAAATTATAATCCTCTTTATGGTAGAGTAAAAGATACTGCTAAAGTAAGTTCACAAACAGAACTTGTTAAACACACAATTAAAGCAAGAGTTAGTTTTACCCCAAATCAAGGCGAGTCTGTTGTTGATGCAGGAGCGCAATTTAACCTGACGGCTTCTCACGGCAAAGTGAGAATTAAAGTTGATTCAGATGGTTACGAAAAAGTTAAAGATTCTTCTAGAATTGAAATTGATGATGTTTTATTTGTTGTAGATTCTGATGCTAAAAACGTAGGGCCATTCTCGACTCAATACTATACTGTATTCCTTAAACGAGAGAACTAATGGCTAGAGATTTTTTATCAGCGAGCAAATTTGTAGTAACGATTGATCAGGCAGCATTGCTTCGTCAGGTTACTACTGGCCCTAATGGTAAAATAACTGGTAATGAAGTTAGGTCTTATGTTTATCCAATTATAGAAGAAGCTAGACAAGATTTAGTTAAAGACTTTTACAATCATTCAGTAACAAAAGAAATTAAATCTGGCCCCAATGCATCTAACTCTTCTGGGACTTTAAGTGGTTATGGAAACCTGTTCTCTTTTATTGGTTTTGATACAAGCCAAAATCCTTTTGAGGAAATAGAAGCGATTATAAACCAAAGATTAAATGTAAGAGTCAGGGCTGTTGGTAATGGAAAATTTAAAATTACCATATTAAACGCTCCGTCAAAAGAAGATATTTACGCTGTATCTCCCTTACCTTGGGCAGATGGTGCTAGTTGGGCAGAAGGCATTGAAAAAGGCATTTCAAACTTGGGATCATTTTTATACAGACCTCAAGGTATTACAGGATCTGTTTCTGGAACAGGTGTTCAAGCAAGGAGTAAATTAAGGGCAACTTCTTTTAGAACTCAACCATATATCTCTAAAATAATTAATAAATTTTTAGAAAACGCAACCAAATTTTAAAAAATGAAGGCACAATTTGATCAAAATCTTTTATCTAGCTTTTACTTGTGGTTAGAGAATCGTTTATTAAAAGACGATACTAAAGCCTATTTAACTGGGGTATCAAATACTTTTAAGTATGTTGATTTTGATGATATCCCTGCTGATATGGTTGGTTATCAGGGAGAGTATCGTCAGCTCGTTGCTGAGTATGATATTGACAATGTGAATTCTGGATTTTTTGTTGGCAGTAGTTTTATTACTGGAGATTCAGATGAAAATGGTGGAGTTTATACAGACTACCAAAATGGTAGACTTTTATTCCCCGAAGCTTCTGGAACAGGACTCAGTATTACTGGAACTTATTCTATCAAAGAAGTAAACACTTATATTTCTCACGACAACGATTTAGATTTCTTACTGCATTCTGATTTTGTTGAAAATGGCCAAGATTCCCCTTATTATTACAGCGATTCTAATAATGTAGATAAAGGGGCTTATTTTTTACCAGCTTGTTTTGTTTCTCTAGCCTCTTCAGAAAACCAAGAGTTTGCTTTTGGTGGACAGGAAAATACTCAAGCAAGAATCCGTGTTATGTTATTAACCAAAGATTCTTATATTCTAGACGCTACAATTTCTAGGCTTCGCGATACAGTTAGAGAAAAAATTACTCACATTCCATATGAGGATTTCCCATATGCCTATTCTTATTCTGTAAAAGATTTCCCTTATACTTATACTGGAATCGTTTCAGATCAAGGGGATAGTGCTGGATGTTCTTATATTGATAGAGTTACAGCTTCAAAAGTAGTATCAGAATCTTTGAGGGAAAAATTGAACAAAGATTTTTCAATTGCTTTTGTTGATTTCGATTTATCAACATATCGTTTCCCACGCTTGTAATCAAGTGTATTTAAAATAAACCTTTATAATCTTTAAAATATGGCTTCAAATTCAAGAACAAGAGTAATTTCACAAGCAAAAGCTGTTTATGTGACTCCTACAGGATGGGATGCATCAAGTTTTAATTCACTTGATGCGAGACAACTTCATGGAGTAGACACCTTTTCTTATGAGATCGATTTAGCAGGTAGTCGTCAAGACGTTCGGGAGTTTGGACAACTTGCTCGCGTAGGAACTGTCCGACTAAGTGAAATTAACCCAACTCTTAGTTTTGGTTATTATCTCGCAGATGGAGGAAATGAAATTAACTTAGGATTCACTGAATCCCTTGCAACTGGAGAGCAAGCTCTTAAAGGAATGCTTGAAGAGAATGCTTATTTGAATGAAAGTAATATTTTCGTTTTGACTGCAAAAGAGGGTAGTGATGCTTTTGGAGATGCAAACCAAACTGCTTTCGATGCAGCTGAAGCAGATCATGACACCGTTGGTTTTGGAAACTGTTTCCTTAGTAGTTATTCGATTAACCTCTCTGTTGGTGAAATTCCAAGAGCTGACGTTGAAATGCAAGCATCTAACGTAGTTTTCTATGAAGATGCTCACAAAGGATTGATATCTCCAAGCTTGAACTTGGATGGAAGCAGAGCAGAACCGACTAACACAGCAAACATTGATTTGCGTCAACCTACTGTTATGTCAGACTTGACTTCTACTTTGAAAGTTCTCAAACCTTCTGATGTTACAATTGAATTTGCTGACAACGAAGGCGTAACTTATAAGGCTGATGGAACAAGTATTGGTGGTCAAAAAATCGGAACCACTAATCCCGGAACACTTAAAGCAATTCAGTCTCTTTCTATTGATGTTCCAATGAGTCGAGAAGTTATTGATGCAGTTGGATCTGAAATTGCATATGCAAAGCCTCTTGACTTTCCTATCGATGTTACATTGAGTATTTCAGCTCTTGTTTCTGAATTCGCAGAAGGTGCATTAGAATACGCACTTACTGGTTCAGCGGGAGACAATAAGACAGATATTACCGTTGACCTTAAATCATATTCAACTACAGAAATGAAGTTTGTGTTAAAAGGAGCTGTTTTGGATAGCCAGTCTTTCTCACAGGGTCTTGATGATAACGAAACTGTTGATTTGACATTCTCTGCTCAAATTGGAGGAGCTACAACAACGGATCAAGGATTCTTCATGACCACATTGACTACAAGTCAAAATGTTCGTTCTGCTGCTAACGATGTAGCCGTTCGCGACACAAGTGATGCAACTCAGCCGATTACTCACTAAGATGAGTATAAACTTTAACAATTAAAATTAAATTATGGCAAATTCAAGAACACGGGTAATTTCGCAAAGTAAGGCTCTATATGTCACCCCTACGGGGTGGCCCCTATTCTTCACTGGAGTAGATGAGACAACTGACCGCGATATGATTTACGGGCATCAACTTCATAGAATTGATAACTTTTCTTTTGATATTGATTTGGCAGCAAGTCGTCAAGATGTTAGAGAGTTTGGCCAATTAGCAAGGATCGCGACAACCAGACTTACAGAAATTAATCCAACTTTAACTTTTGGTTATTTTTTAGGTAATGGAGAAAATGAGTTAGCATTAGGATTTGATAATTCAAGCGGCGCACCTAGACCAATTGCTTCTGGAATCCTTTCTGAATTAGAACAACAAGCTCAAAGAAATGTTTTTGTTGTAACTGCTGATGAGGGAATCGACGCTTTTGATAGTGCAAACTGGGTGACTGGAGGAGTTAACCATGACACAATTGGTTTTGGAAACTGTTTCCTTAGCAGTTATTCGGTGAACCTTGCTGTTGGTGAAATCCCAAGAGTTGATGTCGAAATGCAAGCGTCTAACGTTGTCTTCTATGAAGGTATGCATTCTGGATTGTTTTCACCTTCTCTTGATTTAGAGGGAGAAAGAACATTCTCTGGCCTTGTTTATTTACCACCTGCAAGCACTGGAGCAATGGGCCATTATGTGCTAAGACCACATGATGTTTCTGTTTCTTTTTATGATGATGGAATTAGTAATACAGGGGAGAATAAGGTAGGTGGAGTTGCTTTTTCTGGATTGCCAATTCAGTCTTGCACTATTGATTTGCCGCTCTCTCGCGAAGTTATTGAAAAGCTTGGAGCTGAAAGAGCTTACGCTAAACCAGTTGATTTCCCAATTGACGTTACTTGTTCAATCAATGCTCTTGTTAACGAATTCCATACTGGAGCCTTAGAGTATGCACTCACTGGATCTGCTGGAAATAACACTACCAATATTGTTGTGGAGGTTAAAGATGGAAGTTTGGTTAGAAACAAGTTTGTTCTTAGTGGAATGATTCTTGATAGTCAAAGTGTCTCTCAAGGCTTGGACGATAATGAAAGCATCGACTTAACATTCTCAGCTCAAATCGGAGGAGCGAATACAATCGACCAAGGACTATTCTTCACAGCTGCAACTGGAGATGCTGCTGGACTTACGGGTGTAGACCTAACTGGTGTAAATGGAGCAAATATTTATTCTGGTAAAGCTCATGCTGATCAGCCAATTTCTGTAATTGGTTGGGTTGATGCAGAAAACTTCGATGGATCTGTTGCGGAGCCAGATGGTGAGCCAGACGATGCCAGCCGCCCAGTTTAATAATTAATTTTAAATAATTCAAAAGTCCCACCGAAAGGTGGGGCTTTTTTTTGTGTAATATATAAGTAATGATAACAGGTCAACAGATCTCTGGCGCACATAAATGCATTATAAACATGCAGGTTTTTGTGGCTAATACATATTCTGGGTTTATTGTTGCTGGTGGAACTGGAGAGATAACAGAAAGCAGCACTGGTTTATTAAATAGTGGCTTTGTTTTTTCTGGTTATGATGGATATATTTTTGATCAG